GAACTATATGGTATAAAGTTTTGATGTCAGACATTAATCAGTTCAAGCGTGTAATCAATTATGACAATATGAATTCTGAAGAGTTAGAAACTCTAAAGAAGAAACTATTATTACGTCAAAAAACATTTCAATTAAAAAAATTGGCACAAACAAACTTCTTAAAGTTCGTGAAGCAAGTATGGCCAGAATTTGTAGAGGGGTCCCATCACATAAAAATTGCAGAAAAGTTTCAAGCCTTGGCGGAGGGGAAGATAAAACGACTAATTGTTAATATGCCACCCCGACATACCAAATCAGAATTTGCATCTTTTTTATTTCCCGCATGGATGATGGGCCGTGATCCACGGCTCAAGATCATTCAAACCACACACACGGCTGAACTCTCCTATCGCTTTGGTCGTAAGGTTCGTAATCTTATGGAGGAGAATGCTTTTCAAGATATCTTTGATGATATTCAATTATCTCAAGATTCAAAAGCTGCGGGTAGGTGGGAGACTAATAAAGGGGGAGAGTATTTCGCAGCAGGTGTTGGTGGTGCTATTACGGGACGTGGTGCCGATTTATTAATTATTGATGATCCACACTCCGAGCAAGACGCACTAAGTGAGACAGCAATGGAGTCAGCTTACGAGTGGTACACCTCTGGACCAAGACAGCGTCTTCAACCAGGAGGCAAGATTGTTATTGTTATGACTCGTTGGTCGACAAAAGATTTAACAGGAGAATTAATGAAAGCACAAACAGATGTGAAAGCAGATCAGTGGGACGTGGTTGAGTTTCCTGCTATCTTGGAGAATAAACCGATATGGCCACAGTATTGGAAGTTAGAGGAATTAGAATCAGTTAAAGCATCGTTGTCCGTGGCTAAATGGAATGCACAGTGGCAACAGAATCCCACCAGTGAAGAAGGTTCCATTATCAAAAGAGAGTGGTGGAAGATTTGGGAAAAGAGGGAGCTCCCTAATTTACAACATATTATTCAAAGCTACGATACAGCGTTCAGTAAAAAAGAAACAGCAGACTATTCAGCTATTACAACGTGGGGTGTGTTTTTATATAATGATGTAACACCTAATATAATTTTGATTGATATGAAAAAAGGAAGATGGGACTTTCCTGATTTGAAAAGGATTGCGATGGAAGAGTATCAATACTGGGAGCCAGAAACAATTATCATCGAGCAGAAAGCAAGTGGTACACCGCTCACGCATGAGCTGCGCCGTGTAGGAATTCCTGTTGTCAACTTTACACCGAGCAAAGGAAATGATAAGCATGTACGTGTCAACTCTGTTTCACCATTATTCGAAGCAGGGCAAGTATGGGCACCAAAAGAGAAATGGGCAGAAGAATTGATTGAAGAATGTGCGGCTTTCCCTTATGGTGATCATGACGATTTGGTTGATAGCATGACACAAGCGTTAATGCGTTATCGTCAAGTTGGATTAGCCGTGCATCCAGAAGATTATGAGGATCCACCGATGTTACAGCAACTACCTTCGCAGAGGGAATATTACTAATGAGTTTTAAAAAAGGATTCACGGTCAAAGGTCGTAAAAAGAAAAAGACCAAAAAAGAGAAGAAAGAAGCCTCTTTTAAAAATCCTAAAGCAAGTTATTATAAACTCGTGCAACCTAAAGGATTTTCTGCTATGTTGCAAAAAAAACAAAAGAAAACATTAATTACATGAGGAGATAATGGCAGTAGAAAGACCAGTTATTGCAGAACAAGTACCAATAGAAAACGAAGCAGCAACAGATGTTACATTAGCTGAGGATATTGGTCCAGAAATTACGCCAACAGAAGATGGTGGTGCAATCGTTGGAAACTTTGAAGAACAAATTGCTGTTGACTTTTCATCAAACTTGGCAGAGACTATCGATGATGACGAGCTCAACAATCTATCAAGTGAGTTAAGACAACAATATGAAGATGATAAAGAGTCACGTTCGGATTGGATCGACTCGTACACAAAAGGTTTAGACCTCTTAGGGTTTAAATACAATGAACGCTCTCAACCTTTTCAAGGTGCAAGCGGGGTTACACATCCTCTCTTGGCTGAGAGTGTTACGCAATTTCAAGCACAAGCCTATAAAGAATTATTACCAGCAGGTGGTCCTGTAAAATGTAATATCGTTGGTGATGTGAATGCAGAAGTAGAAGCACAATCACAACGAGTTAAAGATTACATGAATTATGTAATCACGGATGAGATGGAAGACTACGATCCTGACATGGATCAAATGTTATTTTATCTACCACTAGCAGGCTCAAGTTTTAAAAAAATATATTTCGATGCTGATTTGGGAAGACCAGTAGCAAAGTTTGTACCAGCAGAAGATTTAGTTGTGCCTTACTTGTCAACTGATTTAGATACAACAGAGAGAGTTACACATATTGTTAAAATGTCAAAGAACGATATTCGTAAAGCTCAAGTAGCAGGATTGTATAGAGACATTGATTTAGAAGAACCTTACGAAGAAGAATCAAAAACACAAGCAAAGTATAATGACATTCAAGGGGAAACAAAACCAACGAATGCTGATATGTATACTTTATTAGAAATACATTGTGATTTAGACATAGAAGGTTTCGAAGATAGAGACGAGGAAACAGGGGAACCTACTGGTATAAAGATTCCATATGTTGTTACAATTGACGAGGGGTCAGGAAAAGTTCTCTCCATCTATCGTAACTACAAAGAGGGTGATGAATTTAAAAGAAAAATTGAATACTTTGTTCATTATAAGTTTTTGCCTGGTCTCGGCTTTTATGGTTTTGGCCTTATCCATATGCTTGGCGGACTCAGTAGGACGGCCACGTCCGCCCTCCGTCAACTCATCGACGCAGGTACTTTATCGAACTTACCAGCAGGATTTAAAGCAAGAGGTCTTAGAATTAGAGACGATGACAACCCAATTCAGCCTGGAGAGTTTAGAGATGTTGATGCACCATCAGGAGATTTACGAAACGGATTACTACCTCTTCCTTATAAGGGACCAGATCAAACATTATTCGCTTTATTAGGTTTTGTTGTTGATGCTGGTAAGAAATTTGCTGCGGTAGCTGATGGAAAAATAGGAGAAGGCTCACAAGCAAATCCAGTTGGTACAACAATGGCATTACTAGAACAAGGTTCTAAGGTCATGAGTGCTATTCATAAAAGATTACACTACGCACAGAAAAAAGAATTTAGAATTTTAGCAAGAATTATAGCTGAATTCCTACCACCAGAATATCCGTACATGGTAGCTGGAGGAAATAGACAAATTAAACAAACTGATTTTGATGAAAGGGTAGATATTATACCTGTTTCAGACCCAACAATCTTTTCTATGTCGCAACGTATTACGTTGGCTCAGACACAATTACAATTAGCACAGTCAAATCCACAAATTCATAACCAATATGAAGCATATAGACGTATGTATCAAGCGATGGGCGTGCAACAAATTGATCAAATACTACCTCCTCCTCCACAACCACAACCATTAGACCCTGCAATGGAAAATTCGATGGTTTTAATGCAAAAACCACTACAAGCTTTTGCAGAACAAGACCATCTAGCTCATATTGATGCACATCGTGCCTTTATTTCGTCTTATTTAGTAAAAAATACACCAAATATTATGGCATTATTGCAATCTCACATCTCTCAACACATAAGTTTTGTAGCAAGGCAAGAGATTGAAGCTAAAAATGCACCAATATTTCAACAACAAGCTGCACAATTTGGAGGTCAAATACCACCACAACTAATGCAACAGTTCCAAATGCAGAATGAAAAAGAAATCGCAGTAAGAATTGCACAATTAACAGAAGAGATGGTAGCTGAAGAACAAGAATATCTAGAAGGTATGACGAAAGATCCACTTGTTACGTTAAAAGAACAAGAATTAGGACTACGTTCAGAGGAATTAGAACTTCGTGCACAAAAAGATGGGGAGAAACAAGCTCTTGAAGAACAAAGACTAGCTATTCAAACACAACAAAATCAAGAAAAGATAGATGACGCAGATAAACATGCAACTATTAGAGAGGGAATATCACTTGCAAAGCTAGCTAAATAGTCTTAACTATTACTTATGGACACTCCAACACAAATCTTAGAAGAATATTTTAGTGGACTAATGACAATTGTTGATCAATCTACTAAATCACAAGAAGATCAAATTTTAATGGCTGGTGCAATGATGGCAGTAGCTAAAATGCTATATCATAATAATCTTACAGAACAGGAATCAAATAATATTCTTGATCATAATTTAAGAGACTTGATAAATCTTATAAAACCTACTATACATTAATT